TTGGTGAGTAAGACTGGTACAGATACTTTAGGAACAGCAGGACACGAGTTACACAATAGTGGTATGGCACATCACACTAGAGCTACTGGTACTGTTTTATATTTAAACAGAACTGGAAATGATGGAAGTATTATTGATTTACGCAAAGACAACACAACATTTGGAAGTATTGGTAGTCGTGGTGGAGCTGTTAGTTATATTGTTCTTGACCCAAGAGCATCAGGTGCAGGTTTAACAGCTACAAATGATACTATTTTACCAGCAGATGAAACAGGAAGTCCTGTTGATAATAATACAGATTTAGGTGGCTCATCACTCAGATTCAAAGACCTCTACCTTTCAGGTACAGCTAATGCATCAGGATTATCAGTAGACGGTGGAACAATTAAACTTGATGGTAATTATCCAACTGGTACACATAATGTAGCTTTAGGTAATACAGCTCTAGATAGCTTAACAAGTGGTGATTATAATACAGCTATTGGTAGTTCTGCTTTAACAGATAACACTACAGGTTCGGCTTTAATTGCTATAGGTTTTCAAGCTCTAGAAAATACAACAGTAGATACTGATACAGTTGCTATAGGTACTAATGCAGCAAGAAATGCAACTTCAAGTAGCAGTGTTGTTATTGGTTCACAAGCTAATAGTACAGGGTCTATGACTGGTGATAACAATATCTTAATTGGTTATCAGTCAGGATTTAATATGACTTCAGGTGCTAACAATACAGCAGTTGGTAAAGATTCTTTATTAGCAAACACTACAGGAGATGAAAATACAGCAGTTGGAGCTTTATCTTCAGATGCTACAACAACAGGTGGAGAAAATACATCAGTAGGTTATGCTTCACTTACAACAAATACTACAGGAACTAGAAATACAGCACTTGGTAAAGATGCAATGTATGCAAACACCACTGGTGGTTCTAATGTAGGAATAGGAAGGTCTGCATTAGCAAATAATACTACAGCAAATCATAATGTTGCAATTGGTAGAGAAGCAATGTGGGCAAACACTACAGGTAATAGCAATGTAGCAGTAGGTGCTTTCTCTCTTGATGCCAACACAGTTGGAGATCGGTGTACTGCTGTTGGCTATCAAAGTTTATCTGCACAGAACCCTAGTAGTAATGCTGATATGTACAATAGTGCATTTGGTTTTCAAGCAGGTTTATCAGTAACTACAGGTGTGCAAAACACACTTATAGGTTCACTGGCAGGATATAGCATTACCAATCAATCAAATATTACAGCAGTTGGTAATCAGGCTTTAACAGCAAATACATCAGGTCAAAGAGGTACTGCTGTAGGTGCATCAGCCTTAGCATCAAATACTACTGGTAATTTTAATACAGCAGTTGGCTTTACAGCTTTAACAAACAACACCACAGGTTACAACAATGCCGCATTTGGATATCAGTCTATGTTGGTAAATACTACAGGTGTTAACAATAATGCATTTGGTGGAAGCACACTACAAAGTAATACAACAGGTGCTTCAAACGTAGCAATGGGACATGGTGCTTTAAACTTAAATACTACAGCTTCTCAAAATACTGCTGTTGGTTATTTTGCTTTACAGGCAAACACTACAGGTGGTTCTAATACAGCAGTTGGTAAAAATTCTTTATTAACAAACACGACTGGTAATAATAACACTGCTGTTGGTGTAGATGTTTTAGAATCAAATACCACAGGTATCTACAACACTGGTATGGGTAGATTATCTTTAGGTGCAAACACCACAGGTAGTACTAACTCTGCATTCGGTATGTATTCTTTAAGGGCAAATACAACCGCAGATAATAATACAGCAGTTGGATATAAAGCTATGTATTTAAGTAGTACAGGTGCATTCAATACAGCAATGGGTGCTAATACTTTAGATGCTAATACTACAGGACAATATAACACAGGTATTGGTAGCCTTACTTTAACAGCAGCTACTACTGCTAATAGCAACACAGGCGTTGGTTATGCAACTTTACTGACTAACACAACAGGTACTGAAAACACAGGATTAGGAACTCAAGCTTTATATTTCAATACAACTGGTAGTCAAAATACCGCAGTAGGTATTAATGCAGGTTTTTATATTACTACTGGTTCTAAGAATACTATTCTTGGTGGTTATAACGGTAATGAAGGTGGATTAGACATTAGAACTTCAAGCAACAATGTAGTTCTTTCAGATGGCGATGGTAATATTGGACTATATATAGATAATGCTCAAGTTGTTATGAGAGGAACTACATCTAGAACTATTGGTAAAGTAGGAGATGTAAACGCATTAGGAATAAAAGGCAATTCAGGACCTTCTAACCCTATGGTTGTTTTTGATGAATCAGACTCTAGTGTTGAAGGCGGTTCGGTTATTTTAGAGTTATGTTTTTCAGCTGATACTGCATTTAGCACTTCTTATTACGCACTTTTTGGAGACAGAGATGCTACACAGGGAAGTATTAGTGGTGGTGGTGGTGGAACTGTAGCTTTTAATACATCTTCAGATTTAAGATTAAAAGAAAATATTGTAGATACAAGTAGTCAATTAGACAAAATAAAACAAGTACAGGTTAGAGACTTTAACTTTATAGGTTACGACACAACTGTTACTGGTATGATTGCTCAAGAGCTAAATGAAGTAATACCTGAAGTTGTAACAGAAGGCTTAGAAGATTCTACAAGACATCCTTGGGGAGTTGACTATGGAAAACTTACACCTTACTTAATCAAAGCAGTACAAGAACTGTCTACAACAGTAGACGAATTAAAAGCCGAAATACAAACTTTAAAAGGAGAATAATATGGCACAAACAGTAAGCGAAGTCTTAACAGCAGCAACAGATAGCGTAACACTTATCAACAGTGTAAACGGTGGAAGTTATGATGTTGAAGACATGGAGCAATCAGAAATTAACGATATGGTACAAAGAAATGTTGACCATTTAGAAATTATTTTAGCGTATGCACCTATTGATGAAGATGATGAAACACCTGATGTAGCTGGCAGTGATGAAGATAAATCTGCATTTAATGATGCAATTTCTACTGGCAAAAGTTACATTGAAAATAATTCTTAGTATATAATTTAATTTTAATAAACTTATAGGAGAGACTAATGAGTAATGAAGAAAATAAAATGGAAAACCAAGAACCAGTAATAATTACATTTAATGATGTTGAGTACAGAGCTGCTGATCTAAATGAAGATCAAATGGCTATTGCAGCTAAGTTAAATGTTGCTGGTAAGAAATTAGCTAGACTTCAAGAAGCCTATGATGACTATGTAATTACAAATGAATATAAAAACATTTGTATTGAGTCATTTGATAGAGCTGTCAATACTGAAGAAGCTGAGGTAGTAGAGGAAGAATAATGGCTGCTCGTAAGACTGCTAATGATGTGGCTGCTGATCTTGCAAAACATGATGCAGTATGTCAGGAACGCTGGAAAACTATTTATAGAAAAACTGATGACTTACAAGCATCAGTCAATAGTATGAAAGGGTGGCTATTAGCAGGTCTTACAACAATACTAATTAGTATGTTTACTTTAGTCCTCAGAGGTTTAATTTAATTTTAATTAATATATGATAGACAAACTTATCGAACCAGTCAGCGACATTTTAGATAAATTTGTTGCTGATAAAGATTTAAAAACAAAACTATCTCATGAACTTGAGAAGGAAATAATTTCGCTTAATAAAGCACAATTGGAAGTAAACAAAGTTGAAGCAGCACACAATAATGTATTTGTCTCAGGGTGGAGGCCTTTTATTGGCTGGGCATGTGGTATTTCACTCGCTTATCATTTTATTATAGAACCTATCATTCAATATACCCTTATAGTCAACAACATTGACTACAACACACCTGAGTTTGATTTCAGCCAACTATCTACAATTGTTATGGCAATGCTGGGAATGAGTGGCTTGCGAACTTGGGAAAAAATTAAAAAGTAATATGCTAGACAATGTAAAAGAAATGCTAGTCAAGCATGAAGGTTTACGAACATTCCCTTATAAATGTTCTGAAGGCAAATTAACAATAGGCGTGGGAAAAAACTTGGAAGCAAATGGCATATCAGAAGATGAAGCTATGTATCTTCTTGATAACGATATTAAAAGAGTCATAGATAGCTTAGACAAGCACTGGCATGTTTGGAGAAGTTTCCCTGAGAAGGCTCAATTAGTTTGTATTGATTGCACCTTTCAAATGGGCATAACAGGATGGATGGCTTTTAGACATACAAGAGCA